TTGGATGTATAGGCAAGTGCGCCCACCCACACGTTCCCTACTGAGCCCTTACCCGTGCGGTAGATGCCCGTCTCGGCATCGACCGCACCCGGCCCGATGCCCTGCAGCACGACCGGCACGGGGTCGATGCTGGCCAGCGATTGCACACCGCCGTTCAGCAGGTTAACCGAGGGTAGCTTGATGAACACAATCCGGTCCCACATGCTCGGGTCATAGGTATACGTGACGCTCGCGTTCACGAACGAGGCCACGTCATCGCCCGCCGGGTGTGCCGCCGCTATCGAGCCGAGCTGACCGCGCGACAGGCCGGTGAACTGGTAGGCATTGGCTGCCAAGAGAACTGCGTTGGTGTAGGTCACGAATTCGACGGTGCCGGTTGAGTCGGCAATGGCCAGCAGAGTCGCATTCGACTCCGCCTTCGTCGCGGAACTGGTGGTTGGTACTTGCGTCCCGTTGTTGAACACGACCGTCATGCTCGTATCCGACGCGCCGATGGGGGCGGAGAGTGTACCCGTGACCCCCGGTGACCGGACGCTGGCGATTTGGGCATAGTCGCCCTGTACCGCCGCCACGCCGGAGTCAGCCGAATCATAGCTCTCCGGCATCAGCGATGGGTTGGCGTAAGCCGTGAACTGACCCAAGGACTGCGATGCCGTGAGAATGGTAAGCCCGCCGGGCAGGTTTGCAAAGTTGAGGAAGGTGGCGTTCGTTAGCTGGTTGAACCAGACTTGGTCACCCGGAGTAAAGTCATTGTTGCACGTCACGGTAAGGATGTCGTCCGTGATATTGACGTGCGTTACGTCCGCGTCGTCCCCGGCGCTGATGTATACCTGACAACCGCCCCACTGTGAAGATACCTCGCCCTCGCACCACATCTTGAGCTGGTTCCCTCGGTAGCTGTTGGCGCGGTCGGGCACCTCGATAATCAGCACGTCCGTGTTCCCGCCATCCTGCGACATCTCCGTGGCCTGATACCCCACAGCAATCTCGCTGGCGAAGAACGCGGGCGACATGGTGCCGAACTGGAATTCCTCTGCCTCGATGGACAGGCCCTTCTTCTTATCGTCGACGGTCTTCTTGATGCGAACCGGGAAGTTGACGAGACCCAGCCGCGTCACCGTAATCTCCACAATGTCGCCGGGCTCAAGGAAGGACCACGTGCTCTTAAGCGTGAAGCTGAATTCACGGCGGATGTAGATGGACCGCCTCGCCCGCATGTTGGCGGCGTAGTAGGCCGCCGGGTAGGTCGTGATAAAGTGCCAGCCCTGCGGGTCCTCGATGCGCAGCCCGTACTTGTTGCAGGCGTTGTCGTCGGTCACCTGCACGATGGCTTGGTTGTACGCATTCTGGCGGTCTGCAAACTCGACTTGTATGCGGGTCTTGACGTCCTGCCACGCCTTGCGCTTCATCGTGACTGGGTCTTTGCCCTTCTTGTCTACCAAGAAGTCGGAATCGGTCAGTGCCGCGACCGGCTGCGTGTTGGGCGTATAGATTGCGCCGTTCGCTGCTGCTGCCGTATCAGACAGCGGAACAATCTTGAACAAGCCTTCCGATAGGAAGGCCGCTGCCATACCTGCCTCCAGCCACTGCCCGATGTGCTCGGCTGCTGTGGACTGGGAATCGAGGTAGGCGCTGATGAAGAAGTTGTTGGCTGCCCAGCACGCAGCGGCGTTGCCCCAGTTGCCGAGACTGGTCTGCGGGAACCCGATACCGAACACCGGGTCGCAGAGAACAGCGAAGATGGCCGACGCGGGGTTGCAGTCCACAATACCGCCGCCGACAGAATATGGTCCTTGCAGTTCGAACGTCCAGTTGGGCATCTCCGCGTCGGACCCGAGCGGTACCTGCTGCGAAGCCATGAGCGCCGTGCCCGCGTAGCCCAGCAAGGCCTCTGGGTGCTTGGTCTCCAAGTAGGGCCAAGGGTCCTGTCCGCCTGCGCCCGCTGTGCCGTTCAGCAAGTCGACGTTGGCGATGGTCTGCTGCGCGGTCGACTTCTTACCCGAAGACTGCAGGCTGGCGTCGTAGACTTGATAGGAGATAATGACGTCCTCGTTCGCATCCGCCGGGGCAAATTGGTAGCGCCCAGCGTATGTGCCCGTGGTGATGACGTTATAGGTACCCGATACCGAAGGCGTCCCGCTCACTTTGCTCAGCGCCGCGCCGGGGATACGGTCGGTCGTGTTGCCCCATACCACGCCAAGGTCGGCTTGGTAATACTGCGGCGAGTTCTGAACCTGAATCTCGTATGGTCCGCTGTTCGGAATGCTCGTCGACTCAACGGTGTTGAGGTAGAGCAGCGAGTAGCTGTAGGCGATTACCATCTCCGCCCCGGCGTCAGCCGTGTTGAAGTAATAGGTCGCGTTCTCCGTGTCCAAGAAGTAGCTGCCCGGCGGTGGCGGGTTGGTGTTCGACTGCGTCAGCGGCGTAGGCATCGTGCCCGTGGATACTGAGTCGCTGGCCGTTCCGTTGCTACCAGCCTCGGTCACGCCGGACCCGTTGTTGACGGTGAAGGTCAGAACCGCGCCCGTATCCGGGTCGGTTGTGAAGGCTGTAACAGTCTGAGCGCCGTCGTTCCCGGCGTTCTGCATGTTGAAGATGGTCAGCACATCGCCAATCTGCAAGGCGCTCGGTGTCCCAAGGTTGACCACACTGTAGACAAGCGTTGGACTGGCCGACGCGTCAACGGCGGTGCACGTGAACGTGATAACGTCAGAGCCGTAGCCACCCTGCGCGAACGTGAATGGCGTGGTCTTGCCCACACCTTGGTCAAGCTGGAAAGTGTTGGCGTTCGTTGCCGTGTAAGAAGGAGCGCCGCCCGTGACAACGTACGTCTCGCTGGTCGATAGTACCTTGGCTGAGCCGCGAGCCACCCATACGTTGTTTATGCCGACCATAGTACCGTGGCAGAGCGCCGCGATGATGGCTGCATAGTATATGTAGGATTGCTGGCCTCCGCCTTTGCCGCCCTTACCCCCGCCGCCTTTGCCGCCCTTCTTGCCTGACTGCGCCACGGCTTGGAAGTCGCCGTACCAGTACAGGTTCATCCCGGCGCGGTGCATACCCAGCAGAATGGGAATGACCTTACCGAACAAAGAAGACGGCATGCGGACACCCGCGAGGATGTCCGGTGGCGATTGCGAGTTGCTGTTCTTGCCGCCCATCATGCCCATGCTAGTCGTCCACCCCTCTGATGCGATAGTACTTCACATCGTTAAACCGAAGGAACCCCGCCGTCTGCGGGTTCGAATACTGAACACCCACACCGTAGGAGTGGATGCACTTGCTCGGGCCGGTCGCGTTGCACTCCAGTATGATGGCGCTGTGGCCCCAGCCCCGGCCAATCTTGAACAAAATCAGGTCGCCCGGCTTCGCATCCATCCGCTTAATCTCGTCGGCATACTGCTCGACGATGAGCCGGTAGTCCTGCGCGTCGCGGTGCAGGTAGCATTGCATCGTGTACTTTTTAGGAATAAAGACGTTCGTGTAGCCCGCCTCTTTGTACACGGCAGCCGCGAACTGGCAGCAATCCACGCCCACGAACTTGAGGCACTGGTGGCTGGCGTACGGTGTGTTCAGCCAGCTCCGCGCTACCTCACAAATGCTTTCTCGCTTGGTCATGCCGTCCTCACGTGTCCGAACCCGCGCACTTCGATCACGCGCCCGCACTCCTGGCACTGGTTAACAAGCGCGCCATGCCCATCCGGAACCAAGTCCGTGTCGTGTCCGAGGAAGCTCCACAGCTTCGCCTTGTCGGAGCACGGTACAAGATGGCGCAGCCAAGTCAGTAGTAATTTCATAATCAACCTACATAATTGTCTCGGGCCAAGGCACATACGGTGATCCCGGATAGTGCTTCGGGTAGTTGGTCGGTCCAAGATACAGGTTACACGCGACCTGCGTACGGTCGCATCCATACACCACGGTGAACGTGTCTCCAGCCTGCGGGGCAGCCAGCGTCTGCGTGTCCAGCGTCACGGAGCCGTCCGCGTTGTAGCTGGCTATCGTGTAAGACAGCCCGCTGTTCCCGCCGCTGGTGAAAGTCAATATGCCTTGCGCCAGCCGGCTGAGCGGGACCGTGCCGCCAGCAGGAGAACTCTGCGCCGTGAACGCGGCGACGGGGTATATGGTCTGTGACGTGCTGCCAGCCTTCACCGCGGCAGACTGCGTGAAGCTAGCTAGGTTCACCGAGCAGTTCTGGTCGCCGAATCCCCAGTAGCAGGACTGCTGGATGACGTACGGCGGGCTACTCAAGTTCAGCAAGTAAAATTGGTCCGCTACGTCGAAAGCGCAATGCACGCGGTCGATCTCAGAAATGGCAGCGATGGTTCCGTAAAACTTTGTTTCTAGCCCGCGCGAAGTGTCGAACGTCGGAGGTTGCCCCGGGTGAGGCATGCGGTCATAAGCCGCGAACACCCAGACCTGCGCCTTGTCCAGAAGCCCCACGCTGCATGCCTGCAGCATCGGGACCGTCGTGCCGGGGAACATCACCGTGTCGTCGGCAATCACGGACAGGTACATGCTGTTGGACTTCGGGCTGAACGACGCCACGCTTGTAATGGCGCCGCTGTTCCATTTGCCAAACGTGGACGTACGGTAAGTGGTTGGTGGGGTTCCAGCCGTTAGGTCCGTCTGCCAATCGGTTGCGGCGATAGCGTAGCCATTCGCTGGCAGGATGAGATATAGGTAGGCGATGCGGAGAGCCGCACCATGCTGGCAGGCGTCCAGCATCAGCGCCAACAGCTCCGGATTTGCCGACACGGACTGCTTCATCTGGTTCCTCTCACAGCAGAAGCGACTTGAACTTCAACGTTTTCAAAACCCACATTCCGCCACCATCGTTGATCGCGCTTGGACCGCGAACCCACATGAGGTCTTGCAGGGAATCTTCCAGAAAACAGCAGCGGTAGTACCACGATCCGGTCCAAGCTATTGGAGCATTCAGTGCTGGTGGCGTGGAAAATATCAAATCACCGAACGAGTCTAGCGACCATGTCGAGGGGTTCTGCGCCACGCCGTTAACGTATACGACCGGCGGAGCCTGGAAGTTCTGGATGAGCTCATACATGCCGCCGATGGCGTGCGTCATCGCAAAGGACACCGTGCTGCCGTCACCAACTCCGATCACCTGAGGCTGCGTTATGGTGTCATTCCCCGGCCAGTCGAAGAGCCAGTCATCTGCCCCTCCAGCCATCTGCCCGTAGAACCCGATGACCTGCGCGAAAGCTCCGACAGGGTTCGCCGGATTCCCGAACACGTACGGGATTTCCATGTTGAAGTCGAACACCGGATACTGCGTCAGACTGACGCGCAACTCGCCCCTGTTGTCCGCCGGCGTCTGCACGATGGTG